AAGCCGCGATAGTAAGGCGAGTCAGCAAAATCATCAAAGGTCTTGAGCCGGGCTGATCCTTGGCTCATTTCATAGAATCGTATGTAGGCTTGAAAACCCAGTTCCACACCGCGCTCTGTTCGTTCCTGTCTGCGCCGTTTGGGCTCGCACACATGCACTGCTAGACTGGTTTCTCGAGCAAAGTCTTTTTTGCAGTACTGGCACTGAGTCATTTTAATAGATTGTTGTTGTTGATCCATGCAGTCAAAAACATGTTTAGTTCTTGATGAAATCCTGGTTGCCGATGCGCTATTTCTGGAGGCACATAATGAAGAGCTCCTGGACCATAATCTGTTGCCGGAACTCCTCGTTCATGCTGCCATGGTATAGCACGCCACTTGTATCCTTCAACTATTTCAGGTTCACTATGAAACAATTTTAGTCTTGGTGAATCTAAATAAGATTCGTATAAATTATCAGCCTGCTGGAACACTATCACAGCATGGCCTCGAGATTTCAAACTGTGTATCATAGCAAGTATACGATACATGAGATCTTCTGCACGATCCAGTATGCTATTCAATTCCCATTTGAGTTTGAGCTCAATCATTGCATCAGTATCTGCTTGTGTCCAAGGAGCATCCCATCGCGAACTCCAGCTTTGATTTTGAAAATTAGTCCATCGACCTTCAAAATCACTGCTGGCTTGCAAAATTGGCAATTCTTCTCTGCTGACAAATGTCATTCCCAACACATACAACGTGGGCTGTAGCGTGATGTAACTGTGCTTGAGCGTGGTTCGAATAATACGCGAATTGGCACTGCCCCCAATGGCCAGACTTATGGCCTGGGGGATTGACAGTCGTTCTGCCAATTCTTGATGGCCAAATCCGCTGGCATAGCTTTCCATGTAACTACACCCATTGACCACCAGCTGTTGATATTTCATCATGATCCTTCACCAAATTTTTTGAGATGCTCGTTTATTTCTTTTTGCGATGTGATTCCTGCCAGCACATTGATTTCATCATCTTTGAGATGTGGGTAAATTTCTGCCAATTGTTTTCGCTTGCCAGTAAGTATGGCATCTTTTTTCTTGGGCGCAATCCAGTTGTGCCGTTGAGTACCCAGGCCAGGACTCACAGTGGTGGCCAGCAACCATTGTAACTTTTTGTGTTTGGCAGCACTAATGTTGAAAAAGTGTTTGTTCAATCGTTCGTTGGTAGCAATCACATAAAACTCTTGAAGCTCACGTGAACCGTCTACTGCTGATCCCCAACGTATCATCAAAAAAGGGCTGAACTTCTTGCGTTCTTCATCAGACAATTGATCATAGAACTCTCTGTTCTTGCGATCAAATTGTTGCATCTCGTTGCCGATAGATAGTTTATCACTCATCAGTTTTGGTTAGTTTGTAAATCATTATAGCACGTTCTAGTGCGTCTTGTAAAGTGGGATTGGTCGGTGCCGCACGTCTAATTTCGCCCCACATTTTATTTTCCCGTATATGATCAGATAGAGGCCTACCGTCCGCTGTTCTTGAATCGTAATCTATTTTATGACCAGATACCGGATCGTATTCAATACCAGATTCATATCCTACTACTTGACGTGTGCTGGGATCAGCGCCAAACTCACGAGCATACACAATGCCGTCAGCACGTTCGTAAATGTATTGGGCATCTGGTTTAAGACTGCCCATACTGGTAGCCGTATTGTAAATGTGCCCAACGTAAGAACCTTTCTAGTCCTTCTCGATCGTCGGGATAACTTTCCAGATACACTCTGGCCAAGCGATTGATGATTTCAAATATTTCTGGTTCAGTGTAGGGCATTACCAGGCCTTGTTGTAGTCTACAATTTCACAGTTGCGACTGATGTCCTTTACAAAGTACACACAGTCGGGTTCCGGATCATTATTCAAAGGCACAGCCAACATTTGCCCATTTTTAAGTTTGGGTGCAAACCAGCTGACTTCATGATACACATCTAGTATTTCAATGTCAGGAAAGCTAGGCCTATAACTGGTCAGTGGGTTGAATTGAAACACTCTAAAGCCTCGATCATTGATTGATGTCAAGGGCAACACTTCTAAGTCACCAATGTCAGGTTCGCCTATTAGTATTTGCCAGTCCATGGGCATTTTGAGTGTGATATCACCTATGCGTAAAACCAAAGCAGGAGCGTTGAAGCTCTCCAAGAAGATCAACGGAATAAAGTGATAGTCTGGATCTGCAGGATTGGAGTTATCTAAAATTGCAAATCTCAAATCATCAATTTCTTCTGGCAAGTGATCTAAGTCGTAGTAAGTGTTATCTAATGTTAGTATTCTCATATGTTATCAGTATACAGAATTTAATTGGTGTTGTCAAGTTTTTTCATGATCACGCCGCAATCTAAAGTTTGGTGTACCACCGTCCAACCCAGCGACTGCAAATAAACTACTGCTGGACCGCACTTGCCAATCCAACAGTCGTTTACACAATAGGTATCGTCAAATGCTACCACAGCGTCAGAACTCAACAAGGGTGTTAGTGCAACCATTTGCCGCATGTGCTCAATTTGACAATTTTGATTGCTCATTACTATGCCTTGTCCGGCGTAGTCATGCATTTGTTGGCGGATGGCTGCACTCACACTGTCAATATCCCAGATGTAATCAAAGTTATCCAAATATAACACAGCAATATTGGTGTGAGTGTTGGCAAAGTCTCTGGCCCAGACAGATCCAGATGCCACAACAAAGTCAGTGTTTGGTAACGTGTGAGACAATCTACTCTGAGCTTTGCTGGAGATGTCCACAGTGATCAAACGAGTGTTGTGTTGTTGGGCTAGTTCAGCCAGAGTTTGAGTACTTCCTTCTCCACGGTCGCTGCCAATTTCCACAAACACTCCACGTGGAGTTTGCGGCAAAAAGTTATTGATGTCTTTGTATATTTTGCCCATGTATTATTTGATGTATGTTGTTGGCAACTGTTTGTTGAGTTGCGCGGTCCGTGTGAAACGGTGTGTCAACGTTGGGATTGTTGCCACTGAAATCATAAGCAACTTTTCCCACATTATCATTGTTGAAAAAAACAGGCAGTACACCTGCATCCAAGATCTTGTTGTGCCAAAATTCAAACAACCATCCATCAATGGTGTCTTGAAAATTGTAGTTCATAAAATACTTCATGTACAGGTCAACAGCAACAAGTTGTTCTTTGGTAAAATTAAAAAATGTACTGTTTTCTAAATTCTGCCACACAGTGGAAAAAATTGCAGCCTTGTTATCTCCCACATGCGGCGAACCAGTGCTGGGCATGTGCGGATTAGAATAGATAAAATTCTTTAGGCCTTGAGACGGCTCAAAGTTGTCATGCATGGACAAGTTTATTCTACTGGCCCAGGTTCGATTGTAGACCACAACATCAGCTCCAAGCTCAAGGGCTTTTTGCATTTGAAAACAGATTCCAGCATTGCTAAATCCGCCATGAGCTAGGTGGATAACTTGATAGCCATATTGGTCTTCGAGCATCTGACTAAAATGCGCTCGCAATCCTACCTCTTTAATATCAACAGTTGATGCAGTACAAAAACTGTCTCCACACACTGCAACAGTTATTTTATTTTCATCCATTCTAATTTTTCCTGAGTAAAGGGATAGTTGGCTTCTTTGTAGAATTGTTTGCGCTTGGTCAAGTGGCGCTTGGCAAATTTGCAGGTTGATGTTATGTCCCAAATTTGCACATGGTCTTTGTCTTCTGCTTTTCTTATGCCGCGTCCAATGCTTTGGATAACGCGGACAAAACTTTTCCCGGGTTCCACAAGAACCAAATTAAAAATCCTAGGGATATTAATACCCACAGCGGCAACACCATAGGTAGCCACAATAATCTTATCAACGCTGTCCGCCACTTCGTCATATTCGTCTTGTCTATCTTTTGCTTTGGTTGCGCCTGACACAAACACAACACGTTCGCCCAGTCGCTCCACCAATTGACGACCGCATTCAGTACGATCTACTAACACTAGAGTATTGCCTGTTTCGTTTACATGGCGTATGAGTTCGCTCATTGCATCCAGTCTGCCTGACTCTTCCAACAAGTATTTAAGCTCGCTTTGGTAGTTTGAATACTCCACATGGTCCTGTAACTGCACAATGTTCACATGGCACTGCGCCAGCACCCCTTGTTGTTGCAGTTCGTTGGCACTGAGCTTGCTGATTACCGGACCCAGGCTCACCAACAGAGCCTGACTTTCAAATTTTTCCTTGGGCACAGTTCCGGTCAAACCCCAACGAATTGGCACTCTTGCCATTACACTGGTCAGCAGAGTCTTGAGTGCATCGGCTTTGGCCATGTGTACCTCGTCCACCATCACACATACCACATCTTCAATAAAGTCCTGAATGGTCACATTACCTACACCTGCTTTGGTATTCTTTAGCAGTACATTCAAACTCTGCCAGGTGCAGATGGTATGTGTACGTCCGTGTTCTTTTCTGTCGCCAAAATACACACCCACATCCAGTCCAAGATTGAGGTAGTCTTTTTCAGTTTGCGTCACAAGACTCTTGTTAGGCACAATCACAATTGATCGTCCATATGGCTCTATACTGGCACTCAAGGCCGCTGTCATAATTGTCTTGCCTGCGCCTGTGGCCACTTCCTGTATGCATTGTGGATTGGTCAAGAAATTGTTTACGATCTCTACCTGATAGTCACGCAACAGGATGGGCTGGCCTTCTGCAGGATGTCCTTTGGGCCAGGTCTTGTGTGCAAATGTTTGTTCTGTAAC